GGAATGGCAAAATTACAATTCTCTGCAATGTGGATTTGATTTCAGAGGGCTTTGATGTGCCTGACTGCGAATGTACAATTCTGCTCCGACCTACTCACAGCCTTACGCTTTACATTCAGCAGTCAATGCGGTGTATGCGTTATAAGCCAAACAAAAGGGCGGTAATCATTGACCATGTGGGCAACTATGCAAGGCACGGAATGCCTGATGACGACCGAGAATGGACGCTTGAAAAACGCAAAAAGCTGAGTGTTAAAAAAATCGAAAAGGAGCAGGAGGAAAAGGTCAGACAATGTCCCGAATGTTTCTTTACATTTTCAGCACCGCCGGCAGGGCAGAAAGCCGTGTGTCCGCATTGCGGTTATGTATTCCCGACAGCCGAAAGGACCGTTGAAACCGATACCACCGCAAAGCTCATTAAGGTTGAGGGATTCAAGCTTGATTTCAGCACACCCGATGATTGCCACAGCTATGCGGACTTGCTTGCATACGCAAAAAGCCACGGCTACAAAACAGGCTGGGCATATTTTCAGGCACGAAAGAGAGGTATGATAGCTTGACAGAAGAACACGCAATTCAGAACAAAATCCGTATTGCAATTGCACCGTACTGCGATATTTTCCGTATAAATGTAGGTGCAGGCTTTACAAAGGACGGCAGATATTTCAATACGGGAGTTCCGCCCGGATTTTCGGATTTGTTCGGTGTCAGAAAATCAGACGGCAGGGCGGTCTTTATCGAGGTTAAAACACCCAAGGGCAGACCTACCGAAAAACAGCAGAAATTCATACAGATGATGAAACTCAACGGTGCGGTAGCAGGAATATGCAGAAGTGCCAATGAAGCAATTAAATTAATTTTGGAGGAATAATCATGGGTTTTAAATCAAACTGGAACGAAGCAACACAGGGCAGTTCAATCAAGCCTGAGGGTGATTATGAGTGCCTTATCGCTAAGGTTGAGGAGAGAGTAACAAAGAATGGCAAAGAAAATCTGAACATCTCAATGGTAATCAGAAATGATGTTGAGCAGAACTATAAAAACGGATATATATTTGATACATTGTGGAAGAAGAAAGAGCCTACAAACGCAGACTTGCAGGTCAAGGGATACAGCTATGGTCAGATTATGGCACTCGGCAAGGCGGCAGGACTTCCCGATGGCAAGGAGTACGACAGCCTTGAGCAGTTCTGCAGTGAGCTTGTCAATAAGCCGTTGCGTGTAACTATAAAGCACGAAGAATACAACGGAAAAACACAGGAGCGAGTAAGCTGGAGAAATCCTACAAAATATCCGACTGTAAAGCATATTCCAAAGCAGACGACAACCAATACAGCTACAGCCTATGCACAGCCACAGCAGAGTTATGCACCTGCACAGACAGCAAATCAGGGCTTTGTTGATATGCCGATTGACGATGATTTGCCGTTCTGATTTTAAAAAAATTCTTCGGGAATTGCATAAAGCAGTGCAATTTTCACCGTGTTTTTCCTTATATATGGAGGTGAAAAAATGGGCTTTACAAATTTAAACCCAAATAAAAATAAATATTTTGCAGTTCCCGAGGAATTGAAAGGTTACAAAAACTGGGTGTGCTGGCAGTCATATCCCGATCCGAAATCGCACAGCGGAATTTCAAAGAAACCGATAAATCCAAGAACGGGTGGCTTTGCAATGCCGAATAACTCGGACACTTGGTCGGACTTTGAAACAGCAGTCAGAGAATCCGCCAAATATTCAGGTATAGGCTTTATGTTCTCAAATTCACCGTTTTTCGGTGTTGACCTTGATGATATGCCGAATGACATTCAGGACTACCAAAACGGCGGAGCTGACAACATAATCAGCGAGTTTGTGAACACTTTGCAGAGCTACACCGAATTTTCGCAGAGCAAGACAGGCGTTCACATAATCTGCAAGGGAACTCTTCCCGAGGGCAGAAGAAAGGCGAAGAATGATTCGGGCGGTTTTGAAATGTACGAAAACGGCAGATTCTTCGTAGTGACAGGAGATTACTGCTCTGCATATGCGTACATAAACGATTGCACCGAAAGCATAAAGCCGCTGCATTCAAAATATCTCGGCAAGGCAACAGAGCCACAGCCTAAGCTCCGTAACATTGAGGTCAATCCGAACACCGTTGACGATATTGTCAGAATCGCCTGCAGCGCTAAGAACGGAAGCCTTTTCAAGGCTCTGTACAGCGGTGATTTTTCGGCTTACTCGTCACAGAGCGAGGCGGATATGGCTTTTTGCAATATGCTTGCGTTCTGGTGCGGTTGCGATACCGACAAAATGGATTCGATTTTCAGACAATCAGGCTTAATGCGTGACAAGTGGGACAGAAAACAGTCGGGTACAACCTACGGCATTATAACCTTGCAAAAGGCTGTGTCGGGCTGTACACAGACCTATAACCCAAAACAGCATAACGATTATTCAATTTCAATCGGTGAGGGCAAGGCTGTTCAAGCGGTTGACGA